CAGCAAATTGCTTCATAATTTCAGTAGGATTGATAGCGTCCAATACTTTATCTTTAAGACTTGTAATATCTGCTACTGCTTCATCTGCTATATCACCAAAAGTGGTAGAATCATAATTTGCCCACGCATTATTTACGGCACTTGCTAAAGTATCAATATCACCTTGCATAGCTTTAGCATCGTCACCGTGAGCAGTTACCTCTAACCAAAACTGCTCTAACTTCTTTTTAGCTAAATCTACCTCTAAACCAATAGCTGTCCACAAGCTATCCCACTTTTTACCTAATGCGCTTGAAGCGTCAGACACTTTGTAAACCACATACACTATTGAGCCTAAAGCCGCAACTATTGCAAGTACAACTGCTACTGTTGAAGCCGCCGCAACTAAAAATGCCGCTAACCTTACAAGTAATAAAGCTAACTGTGCTACCACTGCTTTTAACCCATTTGACAGTGCTGTTGTAACAGTAGCCCATAATGTTGTAGCCCCTGTTGCCAATGTTTGAGCCACAGTAGCAAGATTAACCTTACCTGTAAACAAGTCTACAACAGTTTTACCTGCTGTCATTACACCATTAAAAGCTGTTTGAGCAATCTGTGCAGATTGTGCTATACCCATATAATTCTTTGTAGCACCCCACATATTTCTCAATGCTTCTGTAAAAGAGGTTGCTATGGTAATACTCTTACCTAACCTATTCCATTGCATTGCCAAATCACCCATAGACTGTGATACAGCATAAGCATTTTTCAATGTTAAAAATTTTGCAGCCGCTTCTACAACTTTTGCAACTAAACTATCAAGAGCATTTCTTGCTGTAATTACAATTCCTGCTGTTGTTGCTAATACAGCTAATACAGCACCATATTGAATAACAAATTGCCCAAAGGATGTATTTGCAAAAGCTACTGCTAAATCTGAAATCTTTGAAATTATCTCTGCAATAATATTTACAAAAGGCTGTAATAATTTTAAAGCACTATTAAATATTACCACGGCTACTTGTACTGCCCCTGTCAAACCATTAAATGCCATTACAAGTAAGGGCATTGCTGTCTGACCTGCTGTCCATACCAAATCTAACAAACTTGATAAAGTATCATAAAACCTTGTCAATGTTTGTAAGGTCTGCGGATTTAAGTTTATATCCGTTACTACTTCTCTTGTCTGCTGTTGCCCATTACTATCAGTATAAGTAAAATCCTCTTTCTGCAAGGTGAATAACATATCTGTTATTTCACCCAATTTACTCTTTGTATTCTGATAAAGATTTTCTACTGCTACACTTGCAATCTTATTTACACCATCAGCAAAGTTATTTAACATACCTTCCCAAGTGGTACTCAAATCATAAGAAGCTGCTTCAAAACCCGCCATACGTTTCCTAATATCTTCATACAGCGTTCCTTCTTCACGCAGTTTATTTACTGTTGCAGTAGTATAACCTAATACAGTAGCCATCATATCTACACCTGGGCGAATTGCTTCACCACTAATTAAACCACGAATTTCCTGTATTACCTGCTGTTTAGGTAAACCGAATGATTTAACTGCGTTTGCAGACGCTACTACTAAATCCATTATCTGATTTAAGTCCATACCTGCATTTAAACCACCTGCTAATGCAGATTGATATGCTTCTGATAATTCAGAAACAGTTAAAGTAGTACGCATTGCTTCTATCTGCATACGTTTAAGTATTTGTTCAGATATTTGTAAACCTTGTGCGTAACTTGTCTGCTGTCCATTTATTTCAGTAGTAGATGCTAAAATACCTGCCATGCCTATCCTCATAGTTTCCATTGAGGAAGCAAATTGAAAACCTGGGGCTACAAGACTTTGTACTGTTCCTGCAATCATTTGAAAAGACTGTTCCAAAATAAATGCCTGGAAAGAAATCTTACTAATCATCTGCCAACTGTTACTTAAACTACCAAAGAATGAACTTGCGCTCTTTGCTGCTCCATCCATACTACCTGCTAAATTGGTATTCCTTGTAGGAGTAGTAGACTGTTTACTTGTTGGCGTTTTTACATTTGCTCCGCTTGCTAAAGCCTTATTTGTAGCTTCTGCTTGCTTTTGTATAGCTTGTAAATTAGATACTACTGTTTTAGTATTCTTTGCACTTGCAGTAGCTAATTTATTCAAACCTGTTGTAAAATCCTTATTTGTCGCCTTTTGTAGATTAGCAAACTCTTTAGACAACTTTTGTAATTCTTTTACAACATCTGCTCTCATTTTATTAATTGCTTTTGTAGTTGTTACTGTATTTGAAGCCATAGAATCATTTAATACTTTAAAACTATTCTGTAACTTCTTTGTTTGTGAAGTTACAGAGTTTGTATTTTCATTAACTGATTTATTTATAGCTACTAAATGCGTATTAATATTCTTACTTGCTTGCTGAAATGATTTAGAAAGCTGGTTTAAATCTTTTTCGGCAGTTTTTACACCTTTTTCAAGGTCAGTAGTATCTAATGTAATATCAGCAGATACACTACCTACTTTAAAATCGTCTGCCATTTAAACTCCCCTTTCTTTTATAAAAAAAGTCGAGATAGTAACACTACCTCGACTGTCTTATTTTCCTCTTATCATCTTACCTGACCATAATTTAAAAAGTTCAGGTGTCATCTTTGGTAAATCGGAAACATCCTTATTAGGTTTTTTAGATGGATTTTCTACACTCAAATGGTAGTCCAATAATGCGAAAATCTTTGCAGGAGAACTACTCCAAAATTCAATATCTGACATTTTAAGCACCCTCTTTGCAAAATAATAAAATGCTACCCAATCCCACTCACCATCATCATTGGAAAGAGTTTTCTTTAGTTTTTTCCGCTTTTAGGTGCTTTTTCTGTATTTTCAGGTAATGAAGAAGTAAGAGCATCTGTGATTACCTCTACAAGTTGTGTAATATTTCGTGGTGTAAGATAAGAACCCAACTCTTTGGTTGAAATATCAACATCACTTGAAGCCATACCTGCCTTAATAATATTAAGGATATCTGTCATTCTTGCATTAACTGACATTGCTTCAAATGCTTTTTGAACAGACCCAAACTTCTCCTCTAACTCTGCAAAAGCGTTAAAATCATAAACTAATTCAATATCCTTACCACCCAAGCTAATAGTAACACCTTTAGCTTTAACAAGATTTAATTTACTCATATATTTATTACTCCATTCTTTTCTAATATTTTATACTTATATTATACCATAAAAAATACATTTTGTCAAGTAATATTTTAAAAAAATAAGGGGTAAATTAATTTACCCCTCTGGCTCATAAGACAGTTCAAAAGCATAATTCTTTGTTACTTCCCTTGAACCCGTGGCATTTATTTTAATCTGTAAAGATTTTTTCTTTGCTTCTGTTTCAGTATTACCCAGGAAAACAATTCCAATGAAATCTTCATCAAAATTTACTGCACCTTTCTTACCATTAACAACTTGGAAAGACGCTTTACCTTTTAACTCATCCCAATCTTCGGGTTTTTCAAGTTTAAAAGGTAAGAAATAACCTTCTTGTTCAGTAGGCTCTGATGCATTAAAACCTGTATAACCTGTTACATATTTCAAACTACCACTAATTACGCCATTAACACCATCATTACCTATGTTAAAAGCTATATTGGAAGCTAAATCAGAAGTTTGTTTCCCTAACAAATCCTGTTCAGCAACAGCGGTTAAGGTAATCTCACCGCTATCTACTCCCCCGCACCAATTTCCTCCGCAGTAGCATTAAGTACCATATCCCACCATTTACCACTGTAATTAGTAGGTACGGCAGAACCAGTGAAGGAACATTCACCAAAGTCACCACTTGCATCATTAATGTCAAAGTCAGGTGCTTCAGTCATACGGCACTTATAAAGTGTAACATGGGCATCAGCTACTGTACCGTCCGTTGACGGATAATTCCACTTACCTTCAATTTTAAAGTAAGGAGGTGTAGCTGCATCTGCTGTCATACTATAAGTAACTTTTTCAGTTAAATCAGTACCCCTTCTTGTAACTTTACCGCCCATAATAACTTCCAAACCACTAAAACTCAATACACTGTTAGTAACTGTAAAATTAATACCAGTAATACGAGAATAAGTGTCCATAATAATGGAATCGCCCTGTAAATTCTTTGTTTCCATTTCAGGGGAAATCTGTAAAGTTAAAATACCTGCTAAATCTACCCATTCACCATAAGTAGGCTCGGCAGTTGATGGGTCAGTTAAAAGTTTAGCAACTTTAACATCCTGCAACTCCATAAGTACAACTTTTGTATCGTCAATACTTGCTGCCATCAATAATCAATCCTTTCATAATTTAAAGCTAATCCAGTTACATTTAATATCCAGTTAGCCCTATTTGAATCATCATACATAAGAAATGTAGGAGGATTTAAAGGTCTTATACAAAACCTTTTATCATTCCCGTCCCTAATTTCTCCTTTATTTAACAATAAATAAATATCATGTGCAATCTTTACTGCCACATCATTTTGTTGATTTCTAACTCTAATCTGACAAGTAAAATCTACACTATTTCTTTCTCGCCCTCTTATTGCATAAGAAGCGGTATCGTATACACATATTGAATTATCTGCTTCCCCACGCCTTGAAGGAAACCTATTGATAAAAATATCTTTATCAATAGTACCAAAATTTGATTTTTCTAAAAACTGCGCCATACTGTCTGCAAACATTACCTACGCCTCGCTTCCCTTGCTACAATATC